TTATGGGTAGCTGTCATCAGCTCACCCATGAACGAAGTGCACATTGATTGCGTGTTTGCCATTTTTGGCTCCTAAAAATTACCCAATGGTTGCTACTTCAGGGACTGACCAAACAGCAGGTTGTTTGAGTGCTACATGAACTGATCGGTGGACAAGTTCACCTTCATGCCAGTATTCCACCCAAGTCGTGTGCTCATGATCATTATCAACTGTACCTTCGCGTTTTTCTAGCAAAGATTCTTCCATGTCACCTTTTGTTGTAAATACAGTTGCCATCAACTTATCCTTAACACAGCATCCGTAGCCCCCGGAGGAGGAAACGTAATTACAAGATTAGACGCAGTTTTAGTAATAGTGCCGCCAAAGTTTAAAACACAAACTGCACGATTACCGTTAGTAGAATTGTAAATCAACGCCCCTGCGCATGTAAGAGTAACGTTTGAAAAAGTGGCATCTTCAAACGACCAATACCCTGTTGTTCCTGACGTAGTTGGCGTGATGTTTGTGAGTGCAATTCCTCCAGCGGAATAGTTGGTTCCACTGGATTCACCTGACGTTGTGTACACAGTTGTTTCGGGACCAAGATTAGCGCTGGCTGTGTAAAGGGCAAGTTTAAAAACATTTCCTGTCCCCGTCGTAAAGTTATGCAAAGCTTGGGCAACTTCCGCCTTAAAGCTTGTGCACATGGTTTGGTAGATTGCCATATCAGCTTACCGGAAGCCTTGCTTGAACCGTGCGATACGTATCCATACGATCTTTACCGTCAGACAGCGTTTTAAGTAGCGACATCGCTTCAGTGTATTTTTCTTCAACTTTTGCCATGAGATCCTGCTCAGCTTTAATAAACATGTACCCTTCACGTAGAGCACCGTAAAGCAGCGCAGAGTCAAAGTTATTACCAAGCCACGAAGTGCTAGCAGTCACAATAGATTCTGGGTAGTAGAAGTAATGAATTTCAGCCTGATAATCAATATCAGGAGTAGGCCCGACAATGTAAGAAAGATTTGTAGAAATGACAGCGCCATTTACCGTAGGACCAAAAATGGCGTAATGTCTGGGACGACCTGTGTCTGTTGGCACAGGATAAGCTTCCCTAATAAACTCTACATCTTTGTTAAGTAAAAAGTATCGTCTGCCGGTAGCGGGGACGATGAGGGCAAGACTAAACGGAGCAAGAAAATCTGGAGGGCATGACAAATAAGGATTATCTTCATCAAAAACTCCCGTCATACTTTTACGAAAAATGGGGAGTTGCACCGTGTTGTAAATACGTTGCTCAGCCTGCTTGATAAATGTATCAAGCTGTTCGTCCGACGTAAATGTCGTAACTGAATCAGAAAAGGTAATCGTTGGGAAGTCGTTTTCAACGTACCCGCGAATCGCCTTTTTTAATTCCGTGTAGTTCACGCCATTGGTCCCCTAGACATAAAACCTTTAGTAGCTGCCCCAGCCCCACGCATTTTGATACCAGAGGTTTTAACAGGCTTGTCTAACTTGTTTGTGTAAGTACCAACGCTCATAGCGACCGTGTTTGAGTCACTATGGTCAGGCCCACTTCCGGGGTTAGCTTCAACCTTAGTTTTCTGCCCCTTCATCGTGTGTGGCTCAGCGTAGACTGATGCAGGGCCGACTTCTTTACCATCTTTTTTCATGGAGTATTTAGCCATTACCGCATCCCCTGATTACGCGCACGTGCCATGTTACGCCCCATTTTACGCATATCCATGCCAGTAGGACCACCCTTTTTGAGCTTAGTAAGTGGCTGACCTTTATGCTTGGCTTTTTCATGCTTATGCACGGCACCAGCAATCATCTTTTTGTCTTGCGCTAAGTCTTTCTTATCCATCATTTACTCCTATGATACGGTGACAGAATTAACCAAACCCTGCGCTACTAAATCATTTGGCGTTAGCGCAGCATCAAACGATCTTGAACCACCAATAGGGTTCCACCCCCATTGAATAATTCGACTACCCATTGTAATCGTACCTAATTCATCTTGGCTAGAATCATTGTTAACAGGTTCGACGCGTAAGCCATTAAGCCCTGCTTGTCGGTAAGAGTTTGAGTCTACTCTTGGATTACGTATAGCTTGCGGATCGTACACCGGATACATGCCAAGCTGTAACTGCGGTTGATCAGGTTCCCAACATTCAGGACAGACAAGAATATTGACATTCTTAGTCTTGATCACCAATGACTTTAGCTGCTTTAACTTAAACCTAAAGTTACACCTATCGCATTGGGCGATAGCGTATTTACCAGCAGCAAACTGATTGGGCATCAGAAGCTCCCAGTATTACCTACATACATCCGTCGTGGAACAAAACGAACTGCCGCCTTTTCACGGTCTTCCCCAGCAGCAAAATTCCACTGCTCTTCATAAGAAGCTTTTAGTAAAGGGATGCGCTCTTGCCCCTCAGGGATTTTTTGTGCAATGTAATACGCCAATCCTGCGGTAATACAGGGTAAAAAACGAAAGGGCATATCAGGAGTTTGAATACCGTCACCTGCATCTTGTACTCGACGCATACGCCAGTAAACTACTTGATAGTACGGCGCGGCTTCAGTGCCTTGGTCAGGGACAGGCCAAACTGTGAATTGGGGTGGGAGATTGCCAGTAATGGGGTCGGTTCCCGCAGGTTGTCCCCCCGGAGGGTACGTGGCTCCAGAGTTCCTGCTGATGTAAATTTGTATCGGTCGCGCTTGAGAAAGCTTGTTTGGGATTGTGGCGTAGGTGGAGACACTAATCCGGGTAAGTGTGAGGTCAGCTTGCGTAGAAACATTGCCAGCTCCTGTTCTTATGACGTGCTCAAGCAAGTCAATGGTGTCGTCCGGTAAATCGTACGTCGCAGTGCCCTGTACCAAATTCTTCGTGCCCTGCTCAATCGTCCACATATTGATGCCACGATTTGCCCACTCAATGGTTAGCAGGTTCATCGAACGACGTGCAGTACGCAGGTCGTAGCCAGAGCGCATCTCTCGACCAGCCCTTTCAAAGGCTTCTTCGGCTATATCTACAAACTCAAGATTAAAGTCGGTTGAGCCGGATGTAGTCATCTAAATCTCGCAGTCTTAGCGGCAATTTTTGCCGGTTGCTTAACAAACTGTTTTCCTGCGCTTTTTCCAGCTCGTTTTGCCTTTGTCGTTGCAGCGTACTCTGAAGGTGTAAGAGACTTAATTGCCGCCTCCGGGAGGTATCGTTCGCCAGTTTTGCTAGACGGTTTACCACTTTTTGTCCGCCATTTCTGGTCACCCCAAGCCTTCAAACTCTGCTGCGGCGCTTTCACTTCATCTTCTTCAACGTCTGCGCCAGCCTTGCTCGCTGCCCTAATTTACCGGGAGCTTTTGCAGCTTTAGCCAGCTTACCTGCGGGAATTTTTTTGCCTTCAGGAACACCTAGTGATTTATGCAAGGCTCCGGGCTTTTTGATGGCTTTTTGAATCCACTTCTCAGTCACGGTAACCTCCACCAGCTTCTTTGTACTTCTTAGCTACAAGCTGCGCTTTTCTCGCGGACCATTGCCCTGCTTTAGTACCGTGAGTAGCTGCGGCTTTAACCTGAGACACAATCTTCTTGCGTAGCCCCGGTTTGGTGTAATTACCTGCCGCATTCACCTTGCCACCTTCGGCATACTGATCAAAATCAGTATTATCCCGCCTAGCTTTGCGCTTGGCAGTAGGCATTTTAGAGGGGGCTATTGCCCCCATGCCGCGAGATGCCATCATTTCTTTGTAGCCATCCCGCCGTAACAATAGCCGCCCGCTTTCATACCTTTAGCGCCAGCCATCTTGATTTGCTTGCCTTTGGTTTTACCCTTGGTAGCAACACCATCACGGCTGGGAGCTGCTGTTTTCACTGTACCCATTTTTGTTGGGGCTACGCCACCACCTTTAGCCATCTTTTTCATATTAATACTCCTTTTAAAAATTAACGCATCATTCCGCGAGTTTTGCCTTTTTTAGCAATGCCATCTGCACGTTTAGAAGCTGAACCTACTTTACCGCCTTTTTTAGCGGTAAATGTTTCTGTATCTTCCATTTCAAACTCAGCCTTTTTTACAGGCTTTGGTTTAGGTTTTGGCGCAGGTTTTTTAGGTTTGTTTAGATCCGGCTCGTACTTAGACGAATCCATATCCGGGGGGCTAGGTATATTTCTATTGGTTGACATTACTATCATCCTTTCTTAGCAAGCGCGTCAATCTTTGCTTCAAGCCGTTCAAAGCCTGTATCAAAGCGTTCCATAATCTTTTCAAGGTCTGCACGAACCTCTGCACGAGTGATGTGATCACGAGCGATTTCCTCCCTCGTTTTGTTGAGCAGAATTTGAATGCGTTTTTGCTCGTCAGATGCGTTCTTGAGCATCAGCATGACCAAGGCCACAAAGAACGATGTAACTAGATTCCAAACCAAGACCCCAGTATCCATTTAGCACTTCCAAGCCCTTAACGATTTATTGATGCGGCTATCTGGATCGTTAGCTGTTTTAGCGCTCGTAAGCTTCTTCTTCATGCCTTTCATCCGAGCACAAAAAGAATCTCTGCGTGACCCACCCTCTGGTTGAGGGGGTTTGAGTCCGGGTTTCCCCGGATTAGCTGCGTTGTACGAAGCTCGCCCCTTGGCGTTCAAACCACCTTTTGGGTTTTTGCCTTCCTTGCGCTGCCACGCCGGAGACTTAGCCATAGAACACCGTCACTTTAGCGGCAGTAGGCAACGTGACGTGCACATCTGTACTAAACAGAATGCCTTCACCGGGGATTAAGTTTGCAAAAGGGTTATTAGTGTTAGCAGGGATATTAAACTGCAAACGGATTGTGCCGCTTGCCCCACCATCACGGAAAATAATATCTCCGGCAGTACCCCCGGAGAGGCACTGATAACCCTTTACCCTAACACGCCCAGATACAGCGGTGCCTGTCGCTTCCACATGCGAAGATTTTACGTCTGTTTGCATAGCCATAATTGGCCTCCGTCATTAGACGTTTTGCTGACCGAGGTATGGATCAGTGACGTAGTAGAAAATTTCACCCGTGATGTTGCCACCTGTGGGGGCGTCACCTGTCGTACCACCGCCAGTAATCTTAACCATCTGGGTAGCAGACATAATG